AGAAGAAAAGAATAGCTGAATATACCTTATAAATTTAAAGAAACCTGTCTCATTATAAACGATATGAGACAGGTTTTAATATTTTTAGTGGTTTTGTTTGTTGGTTGTACCGATAGAACAACTGACGTATTGGATGCTGGAACATATGTTCCCGATGCTGGCACGATATGTAGTGAGGATGGTGGAATTGATAACGACATTAACAATTGCGGCGGGTGCGACCACGTTTGTCCATTTACTATAACTGATCGTTGTAATTTAAACGAATGTAATTGTGGTAATAGTCCTGCGTGTGATTATAACACGGAAGAGTGTCGTTTTGGAGTTTGTAGACCAACCGATATTACTGGTGCGGTATGCGAGTTTGATGATCAATGTGGATATCCGAGTTCTGGATATGGATGCATTATAGGACATTGCACTCGTATAGAATGTGTTCCAGAAGTTTGTGATAATCTTGATAATGATTGTGATGGAACGATTGATGGAGATAGTCGTGGTCCAGTATCTCGTTGGTGTTACGATAGAGATTTAGGTGCGACAGAAGTATTAAATCCTCCATGTGAGCGTGGTGTTCAAGTATGTTATGAAGGCTATTGGGATGAATGCATAGGTTCTATTCCTCCTCGTATAGAGAGTGGGACATACGCTTGTGACGACATAGATAATGATTGTGATGGTTGTGTTGACGGTGTGTTAAGTTCTACGGGTTGCGTTCCATTTCCCTCGGAGGGCTTTGACGTTGTTTATGCGATAGATACGTCTGGTAGTATGGCATTAAGAATAGCAGCCGTTAAAAGGGCTACAGACGCCTTTACAAGCACGTTTAGTGGAGATACATCATTCCGATTTGGACTTGTATTGGTGCCGGGTTCCATAGACGGACAAGTTAGTGTAGTTACTCGTCTTGTTCCTTTTTCTATATTTAATCCAATATTGAATTCAAGCTTTCTTGGTATTGGAGGAGGAAGTGAACCTTCATATGATGCGGTATATATGTTAGGGATGGATGATGAGTTACGTATTGGATGGAGAGAGAATGCAGTAAGGATTATTATATTGTTTACTGATGAAGCTGGGCAAAGTTATAGAGAGCCAAGAATAACGGAAACTGATATGTGTTCTGCATTAACTCATGGGGAGGTATTTGCATATGTTGTAGATCCTGTAGTTGCAAGAACATATAATGAATGTGGAATAGAGTTTGAGTTAACGAGTGATCCAATTGCAATGGCAGAAGCATTAAGGGACATTATTCGTGATCCTTGCGATATAACTCCTTAATATTATTCAAAAATTAATCCCTTGAAATATCTTATAATCAATGTTATGCTGATAATATGAAGAATGAAAAGAGCCGGTTGATGAAGCACGTTTATATTGTGCGAGGGATCGTGAGTGACGTGTCGAGCGAGATCCTTAAGGTCTTTGAGCTTGAGCGTGATGCCGAGCGTTTTGTGAGTGAGTTTCCTCTGGACGAGAATGGTCTTCCGCAGGGCTATGATGATATTTACGTTGCACTTACTTGCGGCAACTTCGATTTCCATGGAAGACTGAAAATTGTCCCTGCCACGCTTTCCTCGGTGGAGGGTTGAACATGGTTCGTGATCGTCGTAATCGTCGTATTGGGGATATTCAGCGTGATCTTCGTCCCGACCAGGGTGGAGACATTCTTTCGGAGTTTATGCTTGAGTTTGTTTGGCCTCTTGCCACTTTTGTTGTTCTAATGGCTTTGCTTATTTTGGTAGTATATCTATGAGTAATATTAGACCGCTATATACGGAGAAGAACCGCACGGCGCTTGCAGAACTTATCGTTAACCGAATGTCATATGAGGAGTTGGTAGATTATGCAACTTATATGATTGCTTCTTCATATGATAAAAACGTAGATCATTTTAACACGGATTGGGAACTTGTTAACGAGGAAGATGTCTAAATTTAAAGTTGGACAGCTTGTTCGTTTAAAGCACATTAACGTTAACGCTGTGCTTGATGATCTGCCTGACGTGCGTGTATATATCATTGATGGATATGGGCAAGAAACAAGGCAATTGCGTTGGGATTGGATGCCTATTAATAGCATTGGGATTATCGTAGGAGAATGGGACAAGAATTCTTTCGACGTATTGATCAATGAAAAGCTGATTAATATATCGTATACGTATTTGGAACCGCTTTAATATTTATCCCGTATGCAAACAATGCGAGATATATTTTCCATATGGAAACAACGATCCAACTGTGAAGCCACGTTAGGAGGAATTCCTTTAAGACTACGTATGTTAACAACTCCAGAAGAGCAGGAAAAAGGATTTATGTTTGAGCCCGAGCCGGATGATGGCTTTGGGCTTTTTTTCGTTTATCCTGAGCCAAAGGCTTTAGGATTTTGGATGCGGAACGTTCCTTTTGATTTGGATCTTGTCCCTTTAGATGAAGATATGAGAGTGTTAGGAGTTCATCATTTATTAGCAGATGATGAAAGAACGTGTAAGATTAAACGTCCTTGTCGTTATGTGTTAGAATTAGCTAATGGTTGGTGTGAAAGAAATGGAGTAGGCGTTGGAGCAAAGCTTCATATCAATGAACGATAAGGCGAGCTATGATTTTAACTCCAGGCACTTTTAATCTTTGAACAGCCGCCACATTTTTTGGACTATCATCAAAGAATTCAATTTCTTTATATCCAAACTTTTTGGCAACGTATTTGATCCATTGGGCTTTCATCTCCGGATCGCTATTTCCAAGAGCAACTATAGGAATTTCTGGAATATCATTTAAACGAAAGAATTCCCGAGCAGGTTCTTCGCTGCCACGTGCGGTAAGAATGACCGCAGCATCTGTTCCGTGTTTGTTGACAACTCTTTTAAGAATTGTTGTTGTCCATCCAATAGCTTTTGGATCTACCAAACCTTGAAATTCGTTATAGTCAAATTCATCTCCAGGTTCTTTTTCATAAACCGCATATTCTGCTGGGGTAAGCTGTAGCTCTTCCCCAGAAGCTTTTCTAATATGCACTTTGCTATTAGTTTTTACAAGAGTATCGTCAAGATCCCAAATATATAATTTGCGATTATTAAGTTCCTCTTGTAATGTTTCTTTTACGATTTCACGTATATAAGTTTTTAATAGTTGCTTGCTCATAATCTCATACTAATTAGCTACATGAGCACGTTTAATACTACTTTAAATCCCACACCATTTGGCTATTTTGATAGTGATCCAGCTTTCCAAAGTGATGCAGATAAAGTTGTAACCTTTGTTTTAAGAAAGCTTGGAGAAGATGTATTAAGCGTTGAGTTGACGAAAAAGATGATATGGGCTTGTTTTGAAGAAGCTACCCTTTACTTTAACGCAGTCATGATTGAATATCAAGCCAAATCAAATTTAGCTTCTCTTCTTGGAACCCCTACCGGAAGTATTGACCCTGCTACTGGCAAATATAACCTCAATTTAATTAACAACTACGTTCAACCAAATTTTGAATTCATCATAAGGCAAGCAGAGCCATATGCTTCAGAAGTTGGGTATGGTCAATCTCTTCAAAGTTATTCTGGTTCTATTAAATTGGAACTAGGTCGTCAAGATTATGATATATATGAAGAATTAAAAGATGAAGCAGGCAATCGTCTTGCTGCTTATATGGGCACCGGCTCCCTTGATGTTCGTGGTAGAATGAAAATATTTGAAGTATATCATTATGCTCCAATTCAATATGTCTTTAATAGCAATCTTGCATCTAACTTTGTAGCAACTGGTCTTCCAGTAGAAAGCTACGTTCCAGATACACGCTTCTACGTTCTTCCGTTGTTTGAAGACGTATTAAGATCAGGAATGTTAGATATGGCTTCTCGTGTAAGACGTTCTCATTATACGTATAAAATATCTGGAACTGGTATCCGAATATTCCCAACTCCAAATAATCTTATTCCATTCTTTAATGACAAATTGTGGTTAAGAGTTGGCTTTCCACCCTCGGCTGCTCCAGGCATTGTTGGCACATACTTTAGCGGCTCATTAGAGGCGTCTGGAAGCCTCCAGGATCCTGCTACACCGTCCTCCGTGTTATTCGGTGTCAGTAACCCAGGAAACATTCCTGCGGGCTTTATAACGTATTCTTCTCTCAACCCATGGAGTAGAAATTGGATTATTCTTTATACTTTGGCTCTTGCCAAAGAACTTCTTGGACTTGTTAGAACCAAGATGAAGACAATCCCAATTCCAGGCGCAGAATTAACTCTTAACGGTGATGAACTACTTGCTCAAGGAAGAGAAGATAAAAAAGACTTATTGGTTGGTGATACTGGCATTATCACTAAACTTGATGCCTTGACCTACGATAAACTTGCAGAGCTTGAAGCAAATAGAGCAGAAAATAATATGAAACTATTGCAACATATGCCTTTCCCCCCAAAATATACATTATTTACGGGATGAGTAGTCAAAACGCCCCCTCTGATGTATACTTACTATAAGAGAGGTAAGTATATGGAATACAAGTTTGAAGGCAAATCATTAAAAAGCGGCATTTATAAGATAATAAATAAAATCAATGGCAGGATCTACATTGGCTCTGCAAAAGAGTTTAAACGTAGATGGAGCCAACACGCAGCTTCATTAAAAGCTAATAAGCATCAGAATAAGTTTCTTCAATCGGATTATAACAAATGTGGAGCTGAAGCATTTGTATTCGAGATTATTGAGACAACTGAATGTGATAAACAAGGTCGCTTAATCATAGAGGAGCGATATATTAGGGAACATTATGACAATGGTAAAGATTGTTATAACTTGTGTGATAGAGCGATAAGTAGGGAAGGCTATAAAGCAAAAGATCCGGAAGAGACGAGACTTAAGGTATCTGCTGCTTCTAAGAAGAATTGGGAAAATCCGGAATATAGAGAGAAGAGAGAGAAAGCTTTAAAGGAAGTTCTTTCAGATCCAGAGGTTAAAGAGAGAAAGCGTATAGGTCATATACGTTCTTGGGATGGAAACGAGGAGCGTAAGGAGAAGCAATCTCGTGTTTTCAGGAATTGATGTTAGACGCCGAATATAAAGATAAAACGGTTAAAAATCTTTTAGAACATCAACCGAAGGGTCGTGAGACATTTCGCAAGAGAATGAAAGAGGATGCGGCATTAAAAGAGAGATATCGAACAGATGGTAAAACAAAGGTAGCTTCTATTAATAAAAAGTATGTGGAAGATCCAGATTTTAAGAAGAAAATGGATGAAACAAGCATCCGTAACTTGCAAGAATATAACAAGCGTAAGATGGAAGAGATGGAAGTAAGACCGCCATTAATATCTCCAGATGGGGTTGTATATGATCAGATTAAGAACTTGAATGAGTTTGCCAAAGAGCATGGGTTAGACAGTAGCGGTTTATGCAAGGTATATAAGGGTAAGCTTAAGAGTGTTCATGGTTGGAAACTATTTATTGGTTGACCCTCTGATCCATCTATATATAATGATAAGTGGAACGCTACCAATTAGAAGAGAAGATATGAACCTATCTGTTTGAATTACATTATAATGTCAGGTTGCCCTATTTATCTATATGTCAAGGTTATTCATAACAAGCCGAGAGATCCAGTTTATCAATGACATTACCAAAGAATTGGTAAAAGACGTAATTGGGCAACAGATAATTTATTATCCTATTTCTACGATGAAGACCCAAATTCATCCAATATATGAAGAAGCAATTGAAAAGATCTTTGAAAATCCAATACGATTGGATGTATTGGCTGGTCAACCTAACTGGGAAACAAGATGGAACCAATTTGGCAACGAACAGTCCAATAAGTTTGAGTTGTTTGTTCAAGCCCGTGACCTCTTAGACAAGGGCTATAACCTTAATGAAGGCGACTTCTTCCTTTATGGTGACCAACTATATGAATTGGTTACATTCGTGCCAATTAACAACATATACGGTCAAGTAGAATATACAACCGGTTATAAGTTAGAAGGTAAAGTAGCACGCAAAGGACAATTTGACGTTAATATCTTTAAACAGATGCTTAAAGATCAAGGCGTTAAGTATATGGATAGCAATGTTACAAAGGTTTGGCAGCAGCAGCGTGGTCTTACAGAGAACATTGAGGGAGAAACCCTTGATCGTCGTCAGATGCGTGACAGATTGGCAGAGGATATGGCTCCGATAGCATTAGACGAGGGCGCTCGTATTATTAATGTAGATACTGATACAGATCCAACACATAAGCCAGAAGAAGCATCTTCTTTTGATAATAATAGCCCAACATATGCAGAACCCATAGATATCTATAATGAAGACTGATACTTAGATATATGGCTGTTGACCCAAAAGAGAATGTCACAAGACAGAACATACCACAAGATCCAAGAAATCCTAAAGATCATCTTGATAGTGGATATGAAAGCCAGCCAAGTTTAGATTTCACAATCCCACCAGTCGGGATTGAAGATATCGATTTTGCTTTACATCGTTTATTTGATAAGACTATTGGTTTCAATACCTTTATGGTTAATGCTGCTAAAGGTCCGCAAAATGTGAAGAAACCATATGTTATATTTGCTACCGGTGAAAGATTTGCTCTTGCAAAAAGACTTAAGCCACCAAGAGATAAAAATAAGGTTCTTATACTCCCAGCTATCTCTATCCGCAGAACTGCAATTGAACAATCTCCTGAAGACATTACCGGAAGAGGCATGAACCAACAAACCGGTGTTATAACCATAAAAAGAAAATTAGCTCCAGAAGATAGAGATTATCAAAATCTTGTTAACAAGCAAGGTTTAAAAAATTTGCAAAACGTTCTTTCTGGATTGCCAACTTCAACCAGACCTACTGGGGATGATAAAGCTTTATTAGAAGTAGTTCAAGGCGGATTACTTCAAAACAGATTATCTGCTAATAACATATATGAAATTATAACGATCCCGCAGCCGCAGTTCTTTACAGCAAAATATGAAGTTGTGTTTTGGACAAACTATACACAGCACATGACATATCTTATTCAGACTTATATGACTTCATTTCTTCCTCAATTTAGAGGTCATAAGTTAGAGACAGATAAAGGATATTGGTTCATTGCAAATACAGAAGACAGTTTCTCCAATGGAGAGAATATTGATCAATTTGAAGGCGAAGAACGTCTTATAAAATATACCTTTAATATCAATGTCAAAGGATATTTATTAGCTGCACAATATCCAACAAATGCAGTTCCTGTAAGACGTTGGATAAGTTGTCCGAATATAGTGTTTGATGTATCTGTAGCAGGGGACGTTCAACCAAAAGAACATTTAGAACGTCCGCCTTTGAAAGATACTCCACGTGATGGATTTACACTTACAGACATCGAAGAAAACCCAAAAACCAAGCAAACTCCCACAATACAGCAGAAGTTTGTAGTAAATAAAACTTTATTTGATCCATTAACGGGAAAGAAACGGAAGAAGTATGTATCTATTTTAGATACCAATCAAAAGAAGGGGGAGACTGTTTTTGCCGCTTCTGATATTGAAACATTGGAAGAATATTTAATATCGTCTAAATAAACAGGAAATAGTAGAGCAGATGCCCCTAATTAGAAAAAGAAAAAGGCAAAAAGCTCGTATCTTAGATAAGAAGGATAAAAATCAATGCCACAACAACTCTTTAATTTTCCAGGCTTTTTTGATCGTGAAATCGATCTAACCGCAAGAACTGCTGGTCCTGTTGGTATACCAGCAGGCATAATAGGCGCAGCCCAGAAAGGTCCAGCATTCGTTCCATACACAATCGGATCATTTAATGATTTCGTTACGAAGTTTGGTGGCTATGATCCAAAGTTACCTGCCCCATATGCGGCAGATAAGTTTTTGCAAAATCGTAGTGCTCTTACTTTCGTAAGAGTATTGGGTGCCGGTGCAAATGTAACCGCTGCCGATATATCTGCAACAGATACCGCTGGTATCGTTAAGAGTGCAGGTTTCAAAGTAAGTGGTGCCATTGGAACAAATACTGGCAACCGTGGCGTAGGTAGCGTTCAATTCTTAGCTGCTCGCCATCAACTACAAGCAAATCAAAGCGTCGGCTTCCCAATGTTTACTGATAATGATAGCTTTGCCGATGCCGCCGATGGTTCTGGATTTGTTAATCTTGTTCGTGGCGTAATATTTGCAGCTTCTGGATCTCGCATCATGATTATGTCTGGTTCCGGAGAAAGCTTCAATGCTTTACTTGATGACGTTGCAGTATACTCAACCC